CTGATGAGCTGGATTCTATAGTTAATTCATATAATGATAGAAGAATTAAATTAACAAGAGCTATAGTGTTTTCTGATCTTATAACTAAGTCTGATAATGATACTATGTTACTTAATAATGGTCACGAAATTATTGCTCATACACCCGGAATAGGTGAAGAGTTAACAGAAAGAAAAGGATTTCACGACACATCAGAAAATTATACAAATGAGGAATTAGATACATATTATAATGCAGTTGTAGATTATATGACTAATAATAATTATGTATCAGATCATAAAATATATCCCGGTGGAGCATATGATTTAATTACTCAAGGGAGCGCACCAAAATATTTTAAGACTGCTTGGCGAGCCGCTGGTTCAGATCATATTAATCAATTACCACTTGCTACTCCTTGTAATTTGGGTAGGTATGCTAATGATTTTACAAATGCAACTGATCTCACTAATGCAAAGAATACTATTGATCGGGCTATTGCTACTAAAGGATGGACAGTATTTTATACTCATAATTATAGTTGGTCAGCAAGTTCGCTAGATAATATGTGTGAGTTGTTGGATTATGTTGCTACGAAAATTCAAAGTGGTGAAGCAATTAGGTTTGCAAAAATAGATGATGCTTATAATATTATAAAGAAGATTAAGTAATGGACATTACTGTAAATACTACTCAAATTGATGCTCTTAGGGATTTCTTTGATGGTTTGTCAAGTGCTGATCAGAGAAAGATATTTTTAACTGCATTTAGGAAGGTTGCTAAGCCTATAATAGCCGAAGCTAAAGCCACTGTTCCTAGAAAAACTGGTAATCTAGCAAGGTCTATAGGAAGTATAGCAGTAGCAAATGAGGCTGCAATCTTAGTTGGTGCTAAGAAAAGTGGCGGATACAAAGGCTGGCACGGTCACTTAATTGAAAATGGTACTGTTAATAGGTTTAGAAAGACTAAGAAGAATGCAGCTACTGGTAGAATAATTGGTACTCACTTTTTTGAGAATGCTTATAATAATAATGAACATTTCATAACACAGTATACAGAGGAAGAAATATTGCAAGCAATAGATAAACTAATTGTAAAAATAAATAAGAGATGATTGGAAAAGTAATAGCTAGTTTGCTTACAAACAGCACATCTTTAACAACTTTAATACCTTCTACTAGAATGTATCCGTATGCCCTCAATGAGGATACACCATTACCGGCTATTATTTATACAATAGATAGTATTAGTACGGATTATGATAAGGATGGATGGGTAGGTGATGAATATGTTTTCAGTGTTTCTTCATATAGTGATGATTATAAACAGTTGCAAAATGTTGTGCAGCAAGTTAGGTTAGCACTGGAATTAAAAAGTGGCACAATAGAGGGGATTGATATCAACAGAATTTATCTACAGTCAATGATTGAGGGATATAATTTTGTTGAGAATGTATATCTTAATAGATTAACTTTTAATGTATTTGTAAATAATAAATAAATAATAATATGGCAACAAATGTTATAAATGGTACTGATTTGATTCTGTTTATAGATGTAGCTGGTACTCCTACGCCTATTGCTCACGGTACTAATTATACTCTTAGTATTACTATGTCACCGAGACCTACAACTAATAAGGATAGTGGTCAGATTGAAGAAATAGGCAAGGGTAGATTAGATGTTACTGCAACTTGTGATTGTTTAGCAGTGTATGATTCATTTGAGGATATAGTAAACGCTCATATCACTGGAGATGCTGTACACTTGTCTTTTGGACAATTGGATACTGCAACACTGGATGTTTCTGAATCATATGCAGAAGGTGATTTTTATATATCATCTATTGATATTAACGCACCAGACGGTGATAACGTAACTTATACCGTTTCTTTTGAACACGCTGAAGGATTTGATTTTTTTACTGTATAAAGAATAGAAAATGGCAACAAACGTAATTAATGGAACTGACTTATATGTTTTTGTTGGTGGGGTAGCTATTGCACATAGCACATCACATACTTTAACTATAACCAGAACAAATAGAGGAACTTCTAATAAGGATAGTGGAGCTTATGTAACAAGGGGAAAAGGTAGATTAAATGTATCTGCTACTTGTTCTGCTCTTATGGTTTATGGTAGTTTTGAAACAATAGTAGAAGCACAAATTACTGGAAGTCCGGTAACTGTAGCATTTGGTAAGAAAACAACTCCAGCTGGGGCTTTAGATACAACTGAAACCTATGCTACTGGTTCGTTTTTTATCACTTCAGTTGAAATGAATGCACCGGATGGTGATAATGCTACATATACTGTAAATTTTGAATGTGCTGGTACATTTACTTTCACAAAAGTTTAATACAATTGACCTATGAATTTTACTGAGATTAAATATGTTAAGGTAGGTGAAAATAGTATACCTATAAAATTGACTAATAGAGCAATGATTGAATATGAATCATTAACTGGTGAATCTATTTTATCATTTAAAGGTACAGAGAGGTTATCAAAACTCTTCTATGTCACTGCAAAAGCTGGAGCTAGGTCATTAAAGCAAGAGTTTAAACATAGTTATGAAGAGTTTCTAGATTTGATTGATGATTACTATCTTGATGTGCTTAATAACTTTACTGAAGCTATTTTTAGTGATCTTGTACCGAAAGAAAAAGAGGTAGAAAGTGATGATAAAAAAAAATAGAGATTAAATATACTTTATCAGACATATATGGTATTTGCGTAGGTCTTATAGGTATTGATCCTCTATATTATCTTGATGAAATGAGTCAAGATGAAGTTTCAGCTGTATTAAAGGCGAGAAGAGAAAATTATGATATGATGTCTCGGTATGAGTGGGAACAGACAAGGTTAATTTGTTTTTATAATGTTATTGCGTTTGGTGGTACTAAACAGATAAAACAGCCAAAAGACTTATTTAAATTACCTTGGGATACAATACCTACTGAAACAAAAGATAAAGTATTATCTAAAGCTGAGTTCTTAGAGAAAGCTGAGAAGATAAAACAATCACTTAAAATAAACAACAAGGCTGTTTAGGGCTTATTAGAGGCATTTTCTGTTAATAGTTGATCAATGTGTTCACTTTTAGTTAGAGTGCCTCTAATGGCTTGTATATGTCCTTAAATTAAATATATATTATATGGCAAATAGAGGTGTATCCGTTGGTGTTAAGATTAACGGAGATGCAAAAGGATTTAAGAGTGCTGCGGAAGATGCTAAGAAGGCTACACAGAAATTAAAGAAAGAAATTGATTTTAAGAAGCAGCAACAAAATATCAATAAGTTAACATCTACATTAGGTAAGCTTGGTATTGCCTTTTCTGGACTTGTTGTAGCTCAAAAGATGTCTCAGCTAATAAAGGAATCATTTCAATTAGCTGTTGCTGCCGAAGGTATTGAAATTGCTTTTAAAAGATTAAATAATCCAGCCTTATTAGATGAATTAAGGACTGCTACAAAGGGTACTGTAGATGATATAACTTTAATGCAAAAGGCTGTTCAAGCTAATAACTTAGGCGTTCCGGTTAAAAATCTGGCTACATACTTTGAATTTGCACATAGGAGAGCTAGGGATACTGGTGAAAGTGTAGATTACTTAGTTAATAGTATAGTAACTGGTATTGGTAGAAAGTCTACTATGATTCTGGATAACCTAGGTATATCTTCTGTAGAATTAAATGAACAATTAAAGTTAACACCAGATTATGCTACTGCTGTTAGCACTATCATTGAGAAATCAATGAGTAAGTCCGGTGAATATATTTCTACAACAGCAGATACTATAGATCAGTTAAAAACAGCTATGACTAACTTAAAGTTAGAAGTGGGTGATACATTTAACGATATACTAGCTGTACCATTAGCAGATGCAGCTAAGTCACTTACCGATGTCATTAGTGGTATATCTGATCTTAGAAAGGAACTAGACTTAGGTGGTGCTAATAAGGACTTAGCTAATATGGTTAGGGGTAATATAGCTGCTGCCAGTGGTACTGCTGGTGGGTATTTTATGAGGTTGCTGTTTGGCGGTAATGATTTAGGTAAAGGTGAGTTATTAATTCCAGCTGCAAAGCCTATAACAAAAACAACTTCTACTCCGAAACCAACACCTTCATCTAGTGGAGGTGATGATTTAATATATGGAGAAGGCTACTGGCAGAGACAAGTACAAGCAGCAGCTGAATGGAATCAATATATTGAGCAGTTGCAGAGAAAATATGATATTATTGATATATCTGGCAAATCTATAGCTACTACTTCACTTTCTCAAGTTCAAACATCAAATCAATTAGCAGAATCTTTAGATGAGGTAAAACAAAGGTATATTGATATAAGTGAATTAAGTTATATTCTGGAATCAACCTTTGTTAATTTATTTGCTGCTGGTATGGAAGGGTGGGAAGAGTTTGGTAAAGCAGCAGAAAGTGCTATTAAACAAATTACAGCAGAGTTGTTAGCTAGAGCTGCTGTTTGGACACTATTAACTATTTTAACTGGTGGTACTGGTATGGGATTAAAAGAATATGTATTAAAAGGGTTTGGTATTAGTACAAAATCTGCTAGTGCTATTGGCTCTGGTAGTACTGTATTAAAAGGTAGAGATATTTATATGTCTGGTAATAGATATGGTGAAACATTAATAAAGAATACATAATGGCTTACAATGTAAAATACCGTACCGAGTTTACAGATATACTTGGTGTTAATTGGAGGGTAGATATAGAAGAGGATGGATATGCTGGTTCTATTGTTTATATGACTCCTACAGATGATCCTCTTAAAATAGAGTATCTAACACCTTCTGATGAATTATTTTATGATCCTATAAAGGGTAGTATTGTAAGGCTTAATATTGAATGTAACACAAACTTTCAATATATTGATTTGTATAATGAAGCAGATATGACCTATAAGTTAAAAGTATATTATGG